CTTTGTGGCACAGAGTACCTGGAAAAGTATCCATGAACCTGTTACACCCTCTATGATTAGAACTGGTTCTGAGGAGGCATCAAAAGACGAGTTGACGGCTGTCTCAGCAGTTGAAAGGGAGCGTGCCGCAATTACTCAGCGTTATGCGGATAGAACTGCCCCTGTTGAAGATATGGCCAGGGTGAGACCTCTACGCGATTTTCACAATCGGTATATTAAGGAAATAATATTATATAGCAGCGTTATGAAAAAGCCGAAGTTGAACCTCATAGACATTGGCATGGGTATGGCCCAGGACCTGCAGAAGTGGCGGCGTGTGAATGCTGGTTGTGTACTTGGAATTGATATTGCTGGAGACAATATCAATAATCCTAATCATGGTGCCTATCAGCGTCTTTGGTCTACTATGTTGAAAAATGGTCGCGATGCTGTATTACCCATGGCCTTTGTAGTAGGTGATGCCAGCAAAAATATGGCATCGGGTGATGCGGGGATTGGCCCTGAGGACAAAGTAATTCTGCAAAGCGTATTTGGCAAGATAAAGCCAATTGGAGTCGTACCGCCCTATATTGAAGATGAGATGGCGAGCCGCCTGAAGGGAAAAGCAGACGTAATAAGTTGTATGTTTGCCACCCACTATTTCTTTGCAAATAAAGAAACATTTGACGGATTCCTTGCTAATATCTCTGAAAATTTAAAGATTGGTGGCTATTTTATCGGCTGTTGTTTTGATGGAGAACAAACATTTGAATTCTTGAAAGGTCGTGAGACTCGTATTGGACAAGAGGGTGATACAGTCCTATGGAAAATTAGTAAGAAATATGACAATGACGAGATTCCAGGTGGAGATGATGCATTTGGAATGCCGGTTGATGTAGAATTTATAAGTATCGGTCTACCCCACCGCGAGTACCTTGTACCGTTTGGACTCCTAAGAGAAAAGATGCGAACAATTGGCTGCGAGCTGTGTAATCCAGAGGAGCTGAAGGAGTTAGGTCTGCAGCATTCCACGGCACTATTCAGTGAAAGCCATGCTATGGCGGCAAAGTCTGGGCGCAAGTTTCCCATGACTCCAGCGGTACAACAGTTTTCATTCTTAAATCGATGGTTTATATTCCGCAGAAAAGGTGAGATGGATACTGCTATTCTCCAGACACCTTTGTCTACAGGGGCAAAAGTGCAAAAAGCCAAAGCAAATATTTGGCTGAAGAAACCAGGAGAAAATGTAGCCATAGCAAATAATTTAGAGGAGGAACTTCAGGATCTGGCTTCTGTTGAAAACGCGGCAGCAATGCCTCCTGTTGCTGGGGGACCTGTTGCTGAAAATGTCCGTCGCCAATATGCACCATCTGAAGTAATTCAATTCCATCTAGAGGCGCCTGCTATAGACCGTCTTAAAATTGGTAAGAAACTCGCACTACGGATTTTAGCACCTGGTTGGCCATTTATAATCAAAGATCCAGTAACACCCAGTGAAACATATCCATCTATTGAACACTTCATGGCCGGCATGCTTTATAAACATGCAACAGATAAGCCTGGTTTATCACAGGCCTTATTTGGACCAAATGGAAAAATTCACCAGAAATTCTTACGCCAACGTGACTCTGAAAAGGGCGTCGGTGCCGGCGCTAAAGATTTATCTGAAGAGCGTGATGCCGAATTATTGACGGAAGAAATGAAAGAAGTACATGCTGAGATACGGCTAAGCGGTATGAAAAAACTCGGTGTGAAATTTAACAGTGCAAAATGGGATGGAATGAAAGGTGATATTTTAGAGGAAGCAGTGAGACAGCGGTATACTACAGATGCCGAATTCCGTACTATCGTAGATGCTGCAAAACAACAAGGTAAAACCCTACTCTTCTATACGGGTTCAGCAAGCAGTGAATATGGTGGCAAACAGACCAAAGACAAATATTTGGAAGGAGAAAATAAGTTGGGTAAAGCAATTATGAAACTAGCAGGATTTTAAATCGGAACTTTCTAATCCAAGGAAAAATATGTGGCCTAAAATTCATATAACATATTTAATACAGTAGTATTGAATATGAGTAAGCAAACATGGGCAGAAATTGTGAGTAGTAAAGGGGTAAATAATACTGTTTTTACTGAAGTTATAAAACAAGAACCCGGTAAAATCTCTAATAGCGAAGAATTTCAAGAAGTATTGCCTACAGATATATACGTTCCAGAACCACCATCATCTTCAAATAAAGAAGTTCAAGATAATAAATTGTCTGAATCATCAATATATAAAAATGAAATTATAGGAATACAGAAATCTATAGATACTCTAGAGCGGGATATCCAGTGTAAAAAAGATAAATTTATCAATAGTTACGCCTATACAAAATTTAATCAAGATATGGAAACACTTTACAAACAAAAACAACTTTTAGAGCAAAATAAAGTTAAGATGGAACGGGTGTTACTTTTAACTACAGGATTACATGCAAAGCGCGCATTAGAAGTAATAAAAAGGGTCAAGGATTATCTTGGTGCAAAAGATGAATATATGAGAAAGTATACAACGTTTAATAATGAATTGAGAATTTATTGTAATATTTTCCTAGACTCAAAATCTGAATTTTTTTCAAAAGATCAGATTGGCATAGAGTGGGAAATAAAAGAAAGCATTGAAAAGATATATTATTGGCCTTATACAGTTCAATTAAAGTTTACGGTACAGTCTTCACAGATGATACCTGTTTTAGAGGCGGCTATAAAAACGGAAATTGGTGATTGTATAATAGTAAATAAATAAATTAAATATAAAACATATATTAGAAAATGGATATATTTACAAGACTTTTTTGGCTTAGTTCATTAGTTTTTATTGGATTATCCGCATATTTATTATGTTGTACAAAGAGGACTCCTGTATTTTATGCACAGATTGCCTCCGGTTGTGGCATGTTTATAACGAGTAAGATTGGACGTAAATTTTTGGGGCTAGAGTGATGGGTTAGCTCATTCTAAAATTGAAGCATAAAGGTCAGGCATTATTTTATAGTATAAAACAATGCCTGAACCTTGGCAGACTCTTGCCTTTTTAAATAAACACCCTCGTGACAAAGAGGTCCGTTTTGTAGAAAAAACCCACACGTATTACGTAAAGGGTTCCAGCAAAGGTATCGTATCAACCACTGGCTTTGTACACGCCTTCTTTCCTCACTTTGACCCCATGGCCGCTATTGCCAAGATGAAGGCATCTTCAAAATGGCCTGAAAGCCCATATTTTGGAAAGACTGATGAGGAAATTGCAGAGCAGTGGTCAGCATCAGGCAAGGAGGCCTCGGGTGCCGGTACAAATATGCACCTGGCCATTGAACAATATTTGAATGGGGCACATAATCGCATTGAAGATTCAGTCAAAACCACAAAGGAGTGGGAATATTTCCAGAATTTTTGGAATGATGTGAAGCAAGATTTTGATCCCTATAGAACCGAGTGGGAGGTTTGGGATGACGAGTTTAAGCTCACCGGTAGCATTGACATGGTATTCAAGCGCAAGTCAGATGGGGCTTATGCAATCTACGATTGGAAGCGCAGCAAGGAAATTAAGATGGATAACAGTTGGGATACGGGATATGGTCCGCTGGATCATCTCCCCAATTCCAATTATTGGCACTATACACTGCAACTAAATGTGTACAGGTGGTTTCTAGAAAAGCATTATGGTATGAAGGTTGTGGAGCTCTGCATTGTCATATTACACCCGAATAACTCAAACTACCAAACGTTCAAGTTGAATCTACTGGATGATGAGATTCGCACGATGCTGGAGTGTCGCCGGCGGGCAGTTGAGTCTGGTTCAAAGGCGCCTGTTGAATTCCCTGAACCAGAGTGTCTTCTAGAAGACGACTAGCCTTGACCATCTGCTTCAACTTCTCTAGATATAAAATACCATCCATCAACTCCTCTTGAGCATGCTGAATCCAATCCAAGGGTTTCAAGTCTGTACGATCAAGATTAGTTCCATACTTTTTTTGCCCGAATTCTGAGCGCTGCTTGAATTTCTCAATCACGGCTGTGACTACCGAGTCCATTATGATATTATAGTGTGCGTGATACGTTTAGACTGGTCGGTAGGTCAGATAGGGCAATTTTTATACCGTACGTACCCTTCTTCGATACCCATCCAGGCATTCCATCAACAATGGCTAAAATAATGCCATCTATAGCACCGTCTTTCTTTCTACGCATAGATCCAGCGATTTTTCCAGAGGGCATATATAAAACTTGAGAATTCGCGCTATTTACAATCACATCAAGTTCCTCCAGACTTAAAGTGGCCTCGGGTTTTGTTGTAATTTCATGGAACCGCAGCACAGGCTTCAAGAAGGCAAAGGGTCTATCAGGTGTAGTAGAGGGATTCCATACTAATTCCACCACCTTCGGATCCGTATTAGTGGGATCCAAGGCTGCCTTGAGTGAGGGTGGCAATGAACGCGTATCTTCCATTGCTATAGGTAGCCCCTTAGGCAAAGGGTTATATTGCTCATCAAAGTGTTTCGCCACCTCCTTTTCGGGCATAAACCATTCCACCCTGAGAACCTCCCACCAGGTATTCCAGTCAGATGTACCTTCGGCCACAATATACTGATCACCAGACCTCTGCGCCTTGCGACGTATCGTTAGACGCGGGACCTGTTTATTGAATATTTCTTCCCTTCTCGCCGCGTAACGTATGAGCTCGTCAACGAGGCGTAGATACAACATACGAGGTACATTTATTATACTGCCATCCTGTTTTGGTGAGTGAATCTTGCACGGCCCGCAACTCTCATTATCAGACTCTTTCGGTGCCCACTTACACCGCCCCGTGCAAGACTCTTGTCCCTGTATCTGACAATCAATACGTAAGAAACCAATATCACTTTTTTCATCTGTCTCTCTTGGTTCCAACCAACCTATAATATTATTATAAAGCAATATATCTAAACGGCGTCTCTTATCTTGTAAGGTCAGATCAGTATTTTTCAAAACTTCTAGGAGTCTTTCTCGCTTCTGACTCCCAGCACCTGTTGCTAACCATGTAGAAAATGTAAGACGTAAGTGTTGATATACATCTTCAATCTCATCTTGCGATGTCTCCATTTTGAGTGTCAAGTATTTCCCTCGGTTAGGGTCTAGTATTTCTTCATCCTGGTTTGCAGCACGACCTTCATCAGCTAATTTAAATGCTCGCTGCCTTGATTCCGTATCATATGCAATAGTTCTATTTATATCCCAGTCCAAATAATCAATTGTTTCAATTGGATACTCTGCTTCTGATACAGGATTTGATTCCTGTGCTTCAGATGCTGGTATAACAAAGCGATTTGTTAACCGTAATCCAATTACTTTGTCAAGACCATTCATTTTTATCTGACTTATTGGTAAATAACCCCTATATTGAGGAAATATGGGTATAATATTTCTCAAGTAAAAATCAATCACTTTATTAATGGGTGCTGGTTCAAAATCATCCCAATCCAAAAAGATATTTCCTTCATTAATAAATGTACCATCATCTGATATAGGTACGGCTGCAATTCCTGAAGCCGATCCAGCCTTGCCAGGAATTCTATAACCAACACCAACAAAATGATTATATGCATCTCGGATGTATCCTTTTGGTTGTATCCGAATAGCCGTTATTAATTCTTGTGCACTAATTAACGCATAAGGGTCTATTCCTAATTCACTTGTAAAGGGGCCTCGGTTTATATTTACACATTTAGAAAAAAATTCGTGTACACGTCGTTGTACAATATTTGGCCATGTAGATTCTTGAGTTCGTTGAAAAAATAAAACCGGCTTATGTCTACTTTTAGCATCACCCTTTGTACCGTTAACGTAAAATAAAGGATCCCAACCCATATTTTTATATGTTTTAGCCTGTGTATACCTATCACGTATTATACGATTATAATGTACTATAAAACCTATATCTGCTCTCTGTTGTGCTTCATTTAATGGATATGGAGGGCAACGTACATTCTCAAATTTAACTTCATTTTTGAATTCTATTTTATCACCTCTCTTTATACTGATTTCTTCTACTGTCACTTCTAACACAATAAAAATAATACCACGAGGTGGCATTATACTCGGTTCACTAAAAATATCATAAAATATACGGAGATCCTTGCGTTGAGGGGTTTCCAGATTTTCTATATAATCTTTAAAATTTTCATAGGCACACATAATACGTTCAATTGCTGGAATATTTGAACTGTTTAACTCGGTAATATTCAATTGTTTTGCGAATTTCCGCATATCGTTTGTGTACTTTTTATCACAATTTTTATAAAACTCGTGAACTAAATTACCACTATTAATCTGTAAAAACTTTTTGGGCGGTATACGTGTCTCAACTGGTTTTAATATATTTTCTATAAGTTTTTCCGCATTAGGAAGGTAGAAGAATGGTGCAACTGCTGAAAGAAGTGACTGTTCTTTATTTGTGTTATCTATACCTAATCTTAAAAAGCCTTCTGCAGATGGCTTGAGTTTACTAACAATCTCAATCCGTTCTGCAAATTTATCTGATGTAGAATCCTGATTAAAATATTTGTCCAGGGCTTCTGGAAGAAAGCCTATTTGAGGACCAGCCTTTAAATCATCAGCTGTTTTTGGTTCTACAATTTTTAGAGGTATCCTAGAAGAATCAACAATTGACTTTACACTTACTGCCTGAATTACGCGATAGTAATCATATTTTATAGACGGTGGCCCACCTGGTGGTGGGGGCGGCGGAGGTGGTGACCCGTTTTCGTCATCATTATTATCATTATCTTTATTGGCTTCTATTTTTTGACCCATGATAGCATCTGCAACTGGCTGGGCTAATGCTGCAACGGCTACACTACCCTTTGCCGCAGGAGGATCACGTAATCCTAAACGAACAAATTCGGGGTCATCTGGATTAAACTTATTATCTATGCTAGCAAAACAGCATGGTAAAAATAGGCCAGAAGGTGTTTTTCTATCTAAAAATCCTATATATATATTACGCTCTGTTTCAGATCCTGGGCGTATTTTACGCTCAAGGATTGTTTTATTAGCCGGTCGTTTTTTTGCTTTTTTTTCTTCATCTGTTATAATTCCGCCTCCACAAAATGGGCATGAATTTACCGCCTTTAAAGAAGGGGGCATTGTAAAACGGTTTTCGCTTGATTTATAATCCTTGTAGCGGATCATAAGCCGATCCCGAATACAGAAAAGACGAGGACAAAAATAGTAGTTGATGCGTGTCTTTTTTGATCCATATTTTACTATTGTAATTATTTCTTTATTTTCTTCACTAGGATACGGTTTTCCTTCTAAAATCCCGTCTAAATTTTCTCTTTCTGTTGGTTGTTTTTTTCTTCCCTTTATAGAGGCTATATTATCTGGATATAAGATAATCTCCAAGTCTTTATCATTTCTATAATACCCCCTCTCTAGAGAAAACATATCGTCATATTCAGATTGATCTAATACAATTGGCTGCCGAGCCTCATTTGCGGCACAGTGACTCACATAGCCACGCTCTGATGCATCCCTTTTCTGATAATTAAAAATACTGGGATCTGCAAGCTTCAATCGTTCAATATAATATTTTGTCAGTTGAATAGAACTGATATCAGATGGCTTTTCAAACGCCTTTGCAGCATCCCGTTCTTCTTTAATATCTTCTGCAGTTTTAGCGGGTACTAGAATTGGGGCACTAGGAATACCACCAGCAACAGAAGCAGCATCAGCACCCATCGTAGCCTTCATAAATTCAGGGACTTCATCATCATTATTTCTAAATTCAAATTCTTTACTCTCTTCTTCAGCAGCACCAGCACCAGCACCAGCACCACTAACACCCATCGTAGCCTTCATGAATTCAGGAACATCATCATCG